GATAGAATGAGTGATAGAAAGCGTATGCTTGTCAAAGAATCGATTCAGTTCGAAGGGTTGAGAGAACTTTACAAATTATATTTATCAAAGCAATGAGCCAAAAATTAGACAACAATGTGTATTGTATGTGCGGAGATGACAGTTTTTATGATTGGGATAAAGAAGGAAATAAATGTGTAACTTGTGGAAATGATATGCGAAATGAGATACCTGAAGAAGAAAATGAGATTTTTTTAATGAAAAAATATAAATTCATTCATCCTGTTACAGCGTCAAAATATATTATTCACTGTGAAGAATTATATTTGTCTGACGGTTATTGGGAATGTAGAACAAATGGATTAATACACCACCAATTTCCAATATCTTATGCAATGATTAAATTGAATGATACCTTATAAACCAACATACCTGCCGCGTCAGATTGAAGCGTTGAACTACTTAGCGACTGATTCGGAAGTTGAGCAGTTACTTTATGGTGGCGCGGCAGGGGGTGGGAAAACGAAGTTCGGTTGTATGTGGCAAATACAGCGTCGTTTGAAGTACGCAGGGACGCGTTCTCTTATTGGACGTTCTAAATTAGACACGTTAAAAAAGACGACGCTCAACACCTTCTTTGAAACAGCTGAGGAATTCGGTTTGATAGCGAACAAACACTATACGTTCAACGGACAATCGAACGTGATTAAGTTCTTCAATGGAAGCGAAATTGTTTTGAAAGACTTATTCGCGTACCCTTCGGACGTTAACTTCAACAGTCTTGGTTCGTTAGAAATCACAGACTACTTCATTGACGAATGTTCCGAAGTAACTGAAAAGGCTGTCAGCATTGTTCATTCTCGTTGTCGTTTTAAGTTGAACGAGTTCGGTCTTATTCCGAAAGGTTTCTTATCGTGTAATCCTTCGAAGGGTTGGTTGTATAATGAGTTCTATATGAAGAACAACCGAAACGAACTACCTTCACACCGCGCGTTCGTTCAAGCGTTACCACAAGACAATCCGTTCCTTCCTGTTGCTTACATTGAATCGTTGCGCAGACTTCCAGAGTATGACCGCAAACGTCTTTTAGAAGGCAATTGGGAGTTCGACGACGACAGCGACAAGTTGTTCAACACGGAGAACTTACTTCGAATGTTTCGCAACGAAGTAATCAACGAAGGAAAGAAGTATATCACAGCCGACATAGCGCGTTTTGGTAAGGACAGAACGATTATCTGCGTTTGGGAAGGTCTAACTATCATTGATATAATTGAACTCAATCGTGCAGCTATTGACGAAGTGGTAAACAAGATTCGTGTTGTAATGAAAGACCACTCAATTCTTCTTCAAAATGTTATCGCAGATGAGGACGGAATTGGCGCGGGAGCGGTTGATTATTTGAAGTGCGTAGGATTTCAGAATGGATCTAAACCAAAGCACCCACAATACCAAAACTTAAAAAGCGAATGTTACTACAAACTTGCGCAATACGTTGAAGAAAACAAAGTCACTATCTTATCGAACACACGAAAGGAACAAATCATTCGCGAACTGGAAATGATTAAACGACACCGCGCAGACGTAGACGGTAAACTTCAAGTAACCCCGAAAGACGTAATCAAGAACCGCGAAGGAATATCTCCAGACGTTGCCGACGCTATAATGATGCGTATGTATTTCGAACTCAATCCAAGTTATGGACAATATGTTGTGGGTTAGCATAACTTAATTATATTAGCACAATGAAAATAATAGAAGCCTTCGGAGAAGAAGCAATTGAAGAAGCCTTAAAAGGCATAACAACAATGGAGCAATTTGTAAAACAATATGCTGATGAAATTTTTACAAGAAGCAGAACTTGGAATCCAAATAGTCCTGTAAAAGTAATAAAACACGCGTGTCAAATTGAAATGGACGCGATGATTAATCATATGCAAGAACACGAAGAAGTGATTGAATTTGCTCATAAAGTAAAACAAGAAATAGAAAACATACAAGAATGAAAAACACACCACTATACGAGTCTTTAAAAATGACTTACGACCGCGAACGCGAAATTGTTAATTCACTCGCGAACTACTTTCAACAGGGAAAGATTCTTGGAGATATCCTTTTGGAACTTTCACAACGGAAAGACTTAAACGCGAAAGAGAAAATCTATCTTGCGCTTATGATAGGTTCAATGATGAGTAAGCCTAATGAAGAAAAGTAATCTACTCACGCAAGTCATTGCTGAATTAGAAGCGCGTGAAGCGAAGGGAATGGAGACGTATGGGACAACACTCGACCGACAAGACTTAACACGCTCAGAATGGTTACAACACGCATACGAAGAAGCGTTAGACCTTGCGTTATATTTGAAGAAACTAAAAATTGAAGAAGATGCCAGAAAGTAAAACTAAAAAAGGAATTTGTGTCTACTTACACAAAGACCTGTGGAACGAGATTGACGAAAAGAGAGGTGAAAATAGTCGCAACACTTTCTTAAGTGAAGCGATTCAGTTCTCAATGAAGTTCTACGTTCCTGAATCTAAAATAAAATTGAAAGAACAAACGTCGACAAAATAGCGACGGACGAAGCAACAACAAGAGCGCCAGTGCGGCGCTTTTTTTGTTTCTCCAATTTCTTTTTATCCTCAGTTAGAGTGTTTATTTCTTCGCTCAACAAGACGGTCTTCTGTTCATAAGCACCGACAACTTCTTGTAAGTTGTTTGTCTTTTCGTCTTTAATGTTAATTTGTTCTTTGAGGTTGTCAATAACAAGTGAATCCGAAGCAATAACGCTGTCGCAACTATTCACCAAACGTACGATATCCACACGAACAATAGTATCTCGAACAATAAGAGTATCACGAGTTCTTTGATAGGCGGCTTTGGCCGTAAGTTGAGCGTCTTCATATCTTCTGTATGTTCCGTATAAATCAATTTCTTCTTGCAACAAACGATCGTATTCGCCTGTATTGTAATATATGATGCTGTCCTGTTTTTGTATTTGTACTTGCGTTTCAATCTTCGGGTTGAAGTTCCAAAATGCAAGACAAACAAGCATCCAAAAAATAGACGTTGCAATTACAACAACAAGCGCGTCGGGTTGGTATTTTCTTTCGTCCATTGTGCGTTAGATTAAATCGTTTCCGTTATACTCAGAATGTTCTTTCGACATTTTGTCGATACCTCGAATCCACAACACGCCAAGAAGCGCGGTACAAAGAAAAATAATTGCAATAATCATAGTTGTTTTTTTTAGGTTTATAAAATCTTACCTTCGTGTATTCGGTAATTGTTGACGCTAAAATAACCATTTTTTTCTTTACTTACAATAGCAAAGCCATGATTATATTTCGAATAAGGATTATAGTCAGGTGATAGCTCACTCAAACAACCAACACCCCAACAGGTTATGAATTTTCCGTTTGCGTCGCGTTCGTTGTGTTCCGCTGTCTGGTGATGGTGTCCACACATTGAACTAACTTTTGTTTTCATAAACAACCCACGCGCCACGTTGACCGACGGAAGGAATTGTTTTCCAAATTCGTGCCCGTGAAAGATTGAAAGTTTACCGATGTTCAATTTACTTTTACCGTCAATCCATTTCACGTCGTGTTTATCACAATGTGTTAACGTTGGAAAATCGAACGCGTCAATGTCGAATAGTTCGGGCGCTTTGATTCTCATATAACGCCAGTAGCGTTCTTCGTGGTTGCCTTCTTTGTAGTAAATGTTTGCGTTCGGGAACGTGTGTCGAAGTGACGCAAGGAATTGACGAATAGAATATAGTTCATCTTTGAATTTACGTTTACGCGGGTCTTTAACGAAGTCACTAATCATATGACAGTCTAACGCGTCGCCATTCAAAATGATTGAATCACAGCCCTGTTTGATGCCTTCATTGATAGCGCATTGAATAGCTTCGTTGTCTTGATAGGGAAAGTGAAGGTCACAAAGAATTAAGAACTTATTCCCTTTCAATTCGACGTGTCTACGTTTCTTTGCGTACGACTTTGGAAGTGCGTACGGGTTGGAAGGTCGTGTTTTTGTATCCATTAATTCTTTGTCAACCGACGATGTTTTGCTATGCTTACCAATTTTACCGCGAACGGTTCGAACGTAGTTTCGTGCGTGTTCCGCTGAATCAAATGCTTCTGGATACTCAGCGAATAGTTTAGAAGCTAATGAATGTGAAGGTGCTTCGGGAAATTTACTACAAATCTCCGCTGCTATTTTCCGCGCTTCGCTCTTTGGTCTTGCCATTTGTTTCTTTCTTTGTAAATTTTTCAATTACCGTTCCGCTAAACAAACCGCCTGTTAACAACGCTAATGTGTCGAACATTGAAATTGGACAGTCATATTCGGAAAACGTGGCAATGTAACTCAAAAGAATCAAGTTAATTACAACAAATATAGCAATTATACGCTTCGAAGAAACCTTCGAACAATTACTTAACAAACTTTGAAACCATTCTTTCATAACAATTTTAAAATTAGTTGAACAATTAGACCACCAATAATACCCGCAGCGGTTGCAATACCACCCAAACGAGCAACCTGCAAACGTTGGTTCTGAATATATTTATCGTGCTTTTGAACCTTACTAACGAGGCCTTCAATTTTCATTTCGTCGTCACCGATTAAGACGTGATAGATACGATCTATCTTCTTATTCATTTCTTGCAATTCTTCGTGTATCAATTGAATCTCGTTTTCTGTGTTCATGGCTTAAAGTATAATGCAATTTCAGCTTCACGACGACGAACCAAACCTTTCAAAACAACTCCGCCACCTTTGTTCCATAAACGAAAAGAGTCTGCTATTGTTGGGTCTGTTGGGTTGACGTTTAGCTTTCTTAATACAGACGACTTTTTGAACCCACCTGTTCCAATGTTATACGCTAACGAAACACACGCGCTAAATTGGTTTTCGTTGAGTGGTTGTTTTATCATTGCGCGAATAGAAGTCGCGAATTGTTCAACGATATATTTCGCAAGTTCGTCCGCACGTTGTTGAGTTATTACGTCGCCTTCTTTTACTTTCGTGCCGTCTTCGTAGAAGGTATTCCCGAAACCAATTGTCCACACACCTGCAGGACATTTGTAAGCCTTCAAAACACAACCTTCATATTTCTTCAATAGCGCGTAACCTTCTGCGTTAACTTTCATTTACAAGTCTTTTTATTTGTTTCTCTTTTTTCAAAAGGTACTTACGAAATTTTTCTTCGTACACCTTCTGTTTAACCATGTCTTTCTTGCGTCCCCTTGTTGCCATGTATTTTATTTTAGTTATCTCAACCAACCTAAACCGCGTCGTCTGTATTCGTAAGGTAGTCTATCGCGGCCGTCGCTAATCTCGAAAGCGTTGGACGGGTAAACATTTGTTTGCGACCAAATTTGTTGCGTTACGTTTGTCGTGTACTCTGGAAAGTCCGATTGATTAAAACACAAATAGTCTACCATTCTTTGCGTGTAAAACATAGCCTGTGAACGCGCCTGATCGCGGTAATTTTGTAAGTCTGTTTGGCTTATTGGTGTTGTGTCTTCGCTTGTACGAATAACAAGACTTCCATTGTCCGTTTTAACGTACAAATGTGGAAGCATTTCATACATAGACCACCACATTATCATTCGACGCAAATAATCGTCAAGAAGCGTTTCGTACGCACCTGCGATATCGTCGTTTACAACGTCTTCTTTTATCTTGTTGTAAAGGTCAGTTCCTAAATACAATTGCGCATATTTATCTTGTGACAAATAAATTGCAGGGTACATTAAAAGCGGGTCAACGCTTCCGTTAATCCAAGTATATTTCTTTATGTAATTCTCGTCAATGAGTAGAACTTCGGGTTGTAGTGCCATTTTTTATGAGTATTTAAGTGAACCGCGTGTTGGTGTGTTAATTGGAGCAACACCTTCAGCTCCTTTTTGTGGTACAAATGGATTGT